ATGGCAAGAAGGCTACGCTTGAAATAAAAAGCCAATTAATTCTATATTTATAGGCAAATTATTGATATATGACAACAGATAAATCATAAGTTAGAAAGGAATTAAGATGGCAGAACAGCTTAAGCACGAATTTCAGGCATTTAGGCCCTTCGGTCCTACTATTTTTAAAGGTTCTTTACCAGAATCGTTAATAAAATTGTTAGACGACAAAGCAACACAAATTATGGAAAATAAAAAAATGTCTAAAGATTGGGATCATTCTATGCATCTTGCTGGTAATGTAAAACAAGAAGTTAGATATCCTCCAGCGTGGATGATATCAACTGAGTTTGCACCTATGAGTAATTCTTTAAATATGATAATACATAAATATTTAGAACAACCGCCCATGGTCAATACCATATCACCAGATAAGGTTGAAAAAGTATTAATAACAAGTATGTGGGTCGTATCACAGTGGTCAGGTGATTTTAATCCATCACATGTTCATGACGGTGATTTATCTGGTGTGATATATTTAAGAATACCACCAAGTTTAAAAGAAGAATATGCAAAAGAGGATCATTTCCCTTGCGTAGGAGATATTCAATGGCAGTGCGGGCAAGCTGCAACTTTTAATGGTCATACTTTTCAGGCAACTCCTAAAGTAGGAGATATCTATCTTTTTCCTTCTTGGCTATCTCATATGGTTTATCCATTTAGAACACAAGACGAGGAAAGAAGATCTGTTTCCTTTAATGTTCAAGTGAAAAGAAAAAAAGAGAAAGATGAGCAACAAATCTAATACACCTTTTCCAATGGTAAGAATTACATGGCATGATGCTAAAGATACAGAAACAGGGTGGTTGCACATAAAAGATATTGTTTCTGCTCCGTTGGCCGTGTGCCAAGAAGTAGGATACATGGTTGTAAATAACGATGATAAGATTGTAATCATGCGTTCTTGGTGTACAGATAAAGATGATAATCATGGTGGAGGTGCGATAGCCATACCACGTGGTTGGGTTAGAAAAATAGAGTATTTAACGGTAGAATATGCAACACAATAGTAATACTGAATTTGTTATGTACGTTGATAATTTTTTATCAATAGAAACTTTAGAATCATTACAAGAAACTTTTTTAAATATTAACTACGGCGAGGTAAAAAACCCAGAGGGTCAGGTTTACGGTCATAGGCATACTTTTCCTCATAGTTTTCACACAGATCCTTTATTACAATTAATTAAAAATTATTTTTTTCCTAATAGAAATCTAGAACCAATATCAGTGAGTGCTCACAAAAGACAAAATAATAAAGAGCCCTTGTTTCATGTTGACGTAGAAAAAGACAATGTTGCAAATTTTTTGTTATTTGTAAAAGGTGAACCACTTCTAAACAACGGTACAGGTTTTATGACTGGTAAATCGTTGTCGTCACACATAGGTTTTATAGAAAACAGGGCTTTGTTTTTTAATGGTAGTAAAATACCACACTCAGACTTACAATCTTTCGGAGACAGTTCAGAAAGGTATACACTTAATATATTTTATAAAGAGAAAGAGAATGAAAATGATAATAAATAAACAAGATATATTTCCTGTAACAATACAAAAATTTCAATTTAACAATGAAGAAATAAAACCTTTACTAGATGAAGTGCATAGCAAAAAAAATATTATTAAAAAAACAAGTAGTTTCTATACCAAAGAACACTCAAAAGATTATTTTACTGATTTTAAAAATACAACAAAACTTTATGAGTATGAAAAATTAATAAACATAATAGCAAATAAATATTCTAATGAGGGATACACATTAAATCTCGTGTCTTATTGGACGGCCATTTATGGTAAAAATTCTATTCATGGTGCTCACCAACATGACTCAATAGGTGTAAACTTTTCTAGCGTGCTATATTTAACAAATGGTGGTACTACAACATTTTTAGCGCCACATAATACTACAACTCAGAGAGTGTATGATGAAGAGTCAACAGTAGGTAAATTAATTTTTTTTCCAGCTTCATTGTGGCATGAAGCTTTATATAAGGGAGACTCAGAAAGAATAATTATTTCATCTAACATACAAATTATTGGCAACGAACATGACTAAAATATTTGTAGGAACGCCTTGTTATGGTGGATTAATTACAAGTGATTATTTTAAAAGTTGCATGCAATTAGTAGCTCTGGCTGCAACAAATAAAATAGAATTACAGTTTGCAACAATTGGTAATGAATCGTTAATTACAAGAGCTCGTAACACTTTAGTGCAATTGTTTATGGATGGTAATTATACTCATTTATTATTCATAGATGCTGATCTAGCTTTTAATCCTGAAGCTGTTATTAGAATGCTGGAATACAACAAAGAGGTGGTTACAGGGATATATCCAAGAAAAACAATAGATTGGACAAAAGTTAAGAAAAGATTGAAAGACAATCCAGACATGTCAGAAGATGAGCTATTAGCAGCATCTTTACAATACAATCTTAACGTAGCAAACCCTGAAAAAATTATGCTAGAAAAAGGTTTTATAGAGGTCATGGATGGACCTACAGGATTCATGATGATTAAAAGAGAAGTATTTGAAAGAATGGCTAATGTTTATCCTGACCTCAAGTTTGTTCCAGATCAACACATTAATCAATCTCATGAAACCGAGTTTGACTATCATAAGACATCAGATTGGAATTACACTTTTTTTGACACCATGATAGAGCCAGAAACACGACGATATTTGTCAGAAGACTATGCTTTTTGTCGTTTATGGCAAAATATGGGTGGCAAAATATACGCTGATATTCTATCTGGTATGACACATTACGGAAATTATGCGTTTAAAGGTAATGTTGGAACTCAATTCTTGCCTCAAAACAATAAGTAATTTATTATAAAATTATGCAATTAGTAGACCTCAAGTTTCGCCCTGGCGTAGATAAACAAGACACAGCTTATTCTGCTGGAGATGAACGTAAATACATAGATTCTGATTTTGTTAGGTTTCACTATGGAAAACCAGAGAGATGGGGTGGTTGGACAAATTTACCCAATCCTAACAGAACTATAGTAGGTGTTGTAAGAGACACTCACTCATGGGTAGGTTTAGATGGTTTAAGGTATTTAGCATTAGGAACAGACAGAAAATTATACATTTACAACGAAGGAGCGGTGTATGACATAACTCCTATTCGTGAAACTCAAGCGTTGACTAATCCGTTTACAACAAACGGAACTACCACCGTGTCTGTTGCGGACAGCACTCATAATGCAAAATTAGGAGACTTTGTTACTTTTGATTCTTTTTCATCAATAGATGGATTAGACATGAATCAAGAATTCGAAATTACATCCATAACTGATGCAAATAATTATACAGTAACTCACACTAGCACAGCATCTGGATCAACATCTGGAGGCGGTGGCTCAGGCAACGCAAAATATCAAATTAACGTAGGACCAGCAACGTCTACGTATGGACTTGGATGGGGCACAGACACTTGGAGTAGTGGCACGTGGGGCACGGCTAGCTCTTCATCTGATGTCGTTATAGTAGGAAGAAACTGGTCATTAGATAATTTTGGTGAGGACTTAATTGCTACTGTTTTAGATGGTGGCACATTTATTTGGGACACTTCCGCAGGGACAGGCACAAGAGCTACAGCTTTGTCCAACGCTCCTACTGCATCTAGATTTAGTCTTGTTTCTACTGATACTAGACATCTATTAATATTTGGCACAGAAACTACAATAGGTAGCGTAGGCACTCAAGATGACTTATTTTTTAGATTCTCAGATAGAGAGGATGCCACTGATTTTACACCTGTAGCAACGAATGAAGCAGGATCGTTACGTATATCTGATGGATCAAGAATTGTTGGCGCTGTTAAATCAGCAGGACAAATACTGGTTTGGACTGACACTTCACTACATGGTATACAGTTTGTTGGAACACCTTTTACTTTTGGTCTAAGACAACTGGGTGCAAACGCTGGTCTTATAGCTCAACACGCAGCCATAGAGGTTAACGGCATAGCTTATTGGATGTCTGATGATGCATTTTATCTTTATGATGGTGTCGTTAAAAAAATGCCTTGTTCAGTTCAAGATTTTGTTTTTGACGATATTAGTTACACAAACAAAAACGATATAGCTGTAGGATTAAACACAGCATATAATGAAATAATTTGGTATTACCCTTCAGCTAACGCATCTCAAATAGATAGAGCGGTGGCTTACAATTATTTAGAAGGCACTTGGTACACTTTAAGTTTAGGCCGTACTACTTGGCTTGGAGCCTATGTGTATGAAAAACCAATCGCTACTGAATATAATGCAAGCGTTACAGCTAACATATCCACTATACTAGGATTAACTGCAGGTGCTTCTTTTATTTATGAACATGAATCTGGTAATAATCAGGCTGACGGCACAGCCATTACAGCCTTTTTAGAAACAGGTTCTGTAGAAATTGCCGATGGTGATCAGCTAATGTCAATCAGTAAATTAGTACCAGATTTTGACAATTTAACAAATACGATGACTGCAAGACTAACTTTAGAACAGTATCCTCAATCTTCTTCTAATGTCACATCAAACGCAAGCATAACTAGCACTACAGAAAAAGTTAGTGTTAGAGGTAGAGGTAGAGCAGTAAAAATTAGATATACAACCAATACAGTAGATGATACACCTTGGAGACTTGGGTCACAAAAATTAGAGATAAGACCAGACGGTAGAAGATAATGGCTAAAATTACAATAACTAGATTACCTAACGCTACACCAGAATATGATGCTGGTCAGTTTGATCAGATGATTAGACTTCTTGATCAAATAATACTTTTATTAAATACAAACTACCAACAAGATCTTAAAGAAGAAGCAGAGTCGGAGGGTTTTTTTCTTGGCTAATACATTTAAAAGCACAATGGTTGATATGACATCGACAGACCTTACAACCGTACTGACAGTGCCTACGGCTAATCCTGGTGCCACACCACCTGTGCCACCTACCACTGATGTTGTAAAATCTATTTTAATTTGTAATGATTCAGGAAGCACGACATTAGTAGATTTAGAGGTTGTTAGATCTTCTGCTACTTTTGAATTATTTAAAGCTAAAAGTGTGGCAACTAATACCACTACAGAGTTACTATCTCAGCCTCTTGTTTTGCAAGAGTCTGATGTATTAAAAGCGCAGGCCAACGCTGCTAACCAAGTTCACATAATTGTAAGTTTTATGGAGGTAACAAAAGGCCAACTTTAGAAAGGATTAAAATGAAATTACAAGGTATATTTATCACTCCAATATTTACCATGCAGGTTAAGGAAGATTATAATTTAGTAGAAAAATTATATGATTTAAAAAAAAGAGACTCAGTAGGAGATCCAAAGTCTAATGTTAAAGGGTGGCATAGCAAAGATAAATTGTTCGAGCATGAAGACTTTAAAGAAATAACTCAAGATATATTGTTTCATTCACAAGAGTGTTTTAACGCTTTGAATGTTCAAAAAAAATACACTCCTGAGATGACAGGATTATGGGGCATGATAAATCCACCAGGTGCAAGAAATCTAATGCACACACATCCCCTTAATTATTTATCTGGTGTTTTGTACTTAAAAGTGCCTAAAAATAGCGGTAATATAGTGTTTATTAACCCAATACGACAAGCAGAGGTGTTTGATCCGCCTAAAGATTTTAATTTACCAGTGCATTTTGCAAACAGCGTTCAATGGGAAGCAAAAGATAAAGAGTTGATTTTTTTCCCGTCATGGTTACAACATGAAGTACAAGAAAATAACTCTAATGAGGACAGAGTTATTATGAGTTTTAATTTAAGATGGAGTATATAATGCCAATAGTAAAAAATGCAGAACAGATTGGAACAGTTACTTTAGAAGATGGTAGAGTAGTTCCTAAATATAATGTTAAAACAGAAACAACGATTACAAATATAGATACTGGTCAAGAATATGAATCGGA